AAACTACCTAAACCGTAGCCGCCCAGCTGCAAAGGTAGTAGAACCAGAACAAACTTTTGCTCCAGCAAAGTCAACCCCTTCTACTCTCGTAGAAAACTACGTTGGTGCAATAGCCAGACTTAATAAAAAAGTCTAATTTTAAATTTTACTAAATAATTTCAACTCACTAGGAGATAATAACTACAATGCAATTTCAATCAAACACACCATATGACGTTCTCACCGAAAAGTGGGATCCCGTCCTAAGTCACGAAGCTCTTCCCAAGATTCAAGACGATTACCGCAAGAAGGTAACCGCTGTTCTCTTGGAGAACCAAGAACAAGCTCTTCGCCAACAACACCTCGTTGAAGATATGAGCTCAAATGCTAACCTTGGTGGTCCATCAACTTCTACCGCTTATAACAACGGCCAAGTTTCTGGTTACGATCCAGTTCTAATCAGCTTGATCCGCCGTTCTATGCCAAATCTAATGGCCTATGATATCTGTGGCGTTCAACCAATGACCGCTCCAACAGGTCTCATCTTTGCCATGCGTGCCAATTACCAATTCGGTGGCACCGGTACTACCTACGGAAACGCCGGTTATGTTGAAGCTATGTTCCAAGAGCCACAACCATCTTACGGTGGCTCTGGTTGGACACTCAACTCATCATTTGCTGGTTCTAAAGGTCTTTCTGCAGGTTGGAATTTCGGTTCAGGTGTAACTTCCAATGCAGCTCAACTTTCTGCTCTCCGTGGTATTCTGACAGCTGATGGTGAAGGAATTGGTAAGTCTGGTAACTATGCCAACTGGAACCAAATGGCCTTCTCAATCGACCGCGTTGCTGTACAAGCTCGTACTCGCGCTCTAAGCAGCAACTACACAGTCGAATTAGCACAAGACCTCAAGGCTGTTCACGGTCTAGATGCTGAAGCCGAACTCGCAAATCTTCTCAGCACAGAAATTCTTGCTGAAATTAACCGCGAGATCGTTAAGACCATCTATTATGTAGCTAAGCCTGGTTCACAACAAGCTGATTTGCTCACAAAAGGCATATATGACCTTGATAATGATTCTGACGGTCGTTGGTCTGCCGAACGCTTCCGTGGCCTCAGCTTCCAAATTGAGCGCGAATGCAATGCAATCGCTAAGGAAACCCGCCGTGGCAAGGGCAACTTCATCATCTGCGATAGCGATACCGCAGCAGCCCTCGCTATGTCTGGCTTCATGAGCCTCAGCCCAGCAATCGCTCCTCAACTAAACGTTGATGACACACAAAGCACCTTTGCTGGTATCTTGAGTGGTAAGATCCGCGTCTACATCGATCCATATAGCCCAGCCGGTTTCAACTTCTTCGTTGCCGGATATAAGGGTGAATCGCCATATGACGCTGGTCTCTTCTACTGCCCATACGTTCCTCTCCAAATGGTCCGTGCAGTAGATCCAAATACTTTCCAACCACGCATTGCCTTCAAGACCCGTTACGGTGTAGTTGCTAACCCATTCGTTCTCAACTCTACCACCGGGCAACCAGACGGCGAAACTCTCAGCGCTGGCTTGAACCAATACTACCGTCTAACTTCAGTCACAAACCTCCACGGTAACACGATCTGATTAAGTTAGAAGAAAGTAAGTAACAAATGAAAACCTCCCCAGAAATGGGGAGGTTTTTCTTTTTGGATAAATATTACTATGAGCTGCACTACAAATTTAAATCCTCTGTATAACAGTTATTTTACTTTGGTGTTTGGTAGGGGGACTGATCAATTTGAATTAACTTGCCAAAAAGTAAATCTTCCTGGGTGCACGGTTCCGGATTCTGCCCAACCAACTATTTTTGGTACAACAATACCGGTTCCCACAATGCAGTTTAACTATGAAACATTGAATACAGAATTTATTGTAGATTCACAATTGGAAAATTGGAAAAGTTTATATTCTTGGATGAGAAATGTCGCAAATATTGATACAGACTCACAACACAATTTAAATTATCAAGATTGGCACCATGAAGCAACTTTGACAATTTTTGATCCAGCAACAAAATGCTCCAGTTTAGTTGTGACTTTTAGGTATATTGTTCCTATAAATTTGAGTGGATTAATTTTTCAATCCGATAGTGCTGATGCAATTTTACAAAAAGCAACTTGCAGATTTAAATTTTCTTATTATACCCTCTCGCCAGACGCACCATCAAATTTAAAAAATATTAGTTAAATATAGTCTTCAGGATTATCTGACCATCCTTCGGCGGAATTTGGGTTCGCCTCTGGATTAAAAGGTAGTTCTGTAGTTGTAGGTTTGATTCTGCTGCGTTTCTTCTTCTTGGGTGGGGTCTTGGGCTGTTCGGAAGAAGGATCGTTTATAGAGGATTCTGGTAAAAGAGGTGCTGAATCTTCTAAAATTTGTTCTTCTTCATCTTCCCCCAATATTTCTTCAAATATTCCCTCTTCTTCAAAATTTTCAACAAGATCATTTACAAAATTTACAAAATCCTCATTATTGAATAATTCATTTAATAGCTTAAGTCCCTCTTGGGGATCACTAAAAACTTCACCTTCTGAGTTTGTTATAATCGATGAAGGATCGGTTTTCATTGTAGTAAAAAATACATCATACATTTTATTCAATTCTGGAACCGGAGAAGCAATGTACATTACCGAATTTCTGTTGATGTTTATTTCAAAGTTATAAACATTTATTGCATAATTTGTTAGTTTAACTAATTCTAACATATTGCCTTCTTCATCTCTCGTATAAGAGTTTTCTATTTTTGCTGGTAAGGTTAAAACTATTTTATCAACAGTTGCATCACGAACTATTCCAATTAGTTCGTCTCCATTGGTAAGCTTTACTACTCTTACGATCCCATCGAAATGGGGTGTGGGTACTAAGTCAGACATAGCAGCCCTCCTAATTTATTTATCTTCGGAGGTATCTGTAAAAGGCATCGACAATATTTTATGATCAAACTTTTCTCTTTTGTATATCTTCACACGTTCTTCAAAATGTTTTAGTACGTGATTTTTATGTTTTAAGTGAGAAAGGTCGTCAACAACATCATATACCTTGAGTGCTTTTTTTCTTTCAGACACTCTTAGGCCACGTCCAATGCTTTGAAGAAGTCTTATTACAGATTTAGTAGGAGACGCAAGGATGATATTGTCAAGATTAACAATGTTGATACCAGCACTAGTAGTGCCATAGCTGGCCACAAGGATGGCATCTTTTTCACGGTCGATGACTTTGCGTATGTATTCTCTGGATTCTGCTTCTGTTTTTCCAGAGATGAAATATACTTTTCTATCGCCTGCCGCTGCTTCAATGAGAGCCGTGAGGGGTCTTCCATGGATCTCAACATAGTTGAAGAGTATGAGGGTGTTTCCTTTTGTTCTGAGGGCAAGTTCTTTGATGAATTCGTTTCTTTTTTCATGGGTTACAATCCATTTGATTTCATCAGCATAACGTTGTTTTTTCAGTAATTGTTTCTCTTCCTCTGTATATTTAAGAATTATACAGTCTATATCAAGCTTTGCCAGCAATCCCTTATTCATTAAGTTCTTTGTGTGAATAAATTGAACTGCTGGGCCTAGAATACCTTCTATGCTCAATCTGTGGGCCTGTGTTTGTTGGAGTGTACCTGTAGTACCTATTCTAAACCATGCTTTAGAAAGCTTTTGACCAATAAAGTTAATTGATTCTGCCTTGGCCTGGTGGCACTCATCAAAGAATATTGCATCAAACTGATCAAACCAAACTTTTGGAAGTTTGTATATTGATTGCCAAGTTGAAATTACTATTTGTTTATTTGTTTCTTTTTCTTGTCCTGCAGAGATTTTGTGTATGTATTTTTTGCAAGACCAAGACTTATCTTGAGAAGAATAATCAAAAAAATCGGCCTCCATCTGATTGACGAGGCCAACGGTCGGTACTAGAATCAATATTTTCCGGTCGGTATTTAAAACCTTTTGCAGATATCGAACCAAGACGTATATAATAAGACTTTTTCCTGAGCCGGTCGGTGATATGATAACCGAACGATGATTGTTCAATGCATGCAAGGTAGCCTGTTTCTGGTGGGAGTGCATTTCCACTGGTTTCTTGCGAACGGAAACCTTCAATGATTCGTAAAAATGCGCAAGTTGTTCCTCGGTAGCACATAGAGGATTTTTGCTCTCTTTTATATTTAGTGAGTAACCACGATCTGTACAAAACTTTTCTAGGTATGTTTTTAGACCACGTGGAAGTGTGGAAGATAAAATATCATACAATCTAATTTTACCATCCCATAGCCTACGTTTAAACATAGGCATATATTGTGCCCCTGGCACCATGAACGAGAAATAATCTCTCAGTTCTTGTTTGAGTCCTTTTTCTGTTTTTACATAATAACGGACTTCATCAATAGATTCAACATCAATATCCACATAATATTTAGACTATGCCATTCATCATTTTTTGCCAGTCTATGGCGGACTTGATTGTAAAATTTCTATTGTTCAAAGCCTTCAAAAACTCTTCAACCATTTTTACTTTTACTTCTTGTACAACAATTTTTGATTTAAGTTTGATGAGATTTTCATCGCCTTCAAGAAACTTTTCAACATCTGTTTTCAAAATATCAAGATCAAATGGTTCTTCTTTCCAAGACTCCAGTTCTTCTTGCGAGGCTTTACCTGTATAAATTTTCCATTTACGCAATCTTTGAATGGCATATTCATTCTGATATTTTGTCAGAAGTAATTTAAAATCAGAAAGGAGATTTAGATACTTTCCGTGTATCTGTGGAATTCTAATGGCCTCACTACCTAGTTCTGTAGAGTCTACTTGAGAGTCTTTTGTTATATGATTCTTTAGTTCTTCAAGATCCATTTGGCTAATGTACTTTGGGTTCTCAAAAAGTCAACTAAATATCTTGACAATAGAATAATTAAAAGTATATTTATTGTGAGGTTATATGATTATAGATCTTCGTGAAATTCCTGTTGTGTGGATTAATCTTGATAAAGATACAGGTAATGCCGAAAAAATGATAAATCAGTTTAACGAATATGGTTTTAAAAACCACATTCGTTTTTCTGGTTTGACCCCAGATAAAATAGAACCATCCCCCCCAAGTAATTGGTATGGGTTTGGCTGCGGTATGTCTCATGTAAAAATTTTAGAAACATATAATGATATACCTCTTTTAATTTTAGAGGATGATGCTAAAATAACTAAAGATTTTAATCCAATATTAGAAGTTCCAAATGATATAGATTCTGTTTACGTTGGAACATCATCTGGGAATCCATATTATATGACAAAAAATTATAATGATACTTTTTTCCGTATAGGTAATGTATTAAGTACACACGCAGTTTTGTATCTTTCTGAAAAATTTAAAAAGGCGGTTGCCGAAGTTACAAAATTATTTGTTTACCAATATCAAAAACCTGTTGATATTGGTGTGGCGAGTATATTACAACATTTTAAAGTTTTGGCTCCAAAGAAACCATATTTTGTTCAAGCCGATGAACGTAATAGCAATAATAAATGGGAATTTATTACTGCTAGGCCATTAGAAAATAAAAATAGCATGTTCCCAGATGAGTTTATAAAAATATGATTACAGTTCGTTGTCCTGTTCGAATTTCTTTAGTTGGTGGATCTAGTGATTTGGATGCTTATATCGATAAGCACAAAAAAGGATCTGTCATATCTTTTACCCCAACAATATACACTTACGTTTCTTTGTATAAAGATTTATTAGGTCGTAACAGTTTAGATCAAAAATACATAGTAAATTATTCATCAAGAGAAGAAGTAAATTCTATTCAAGAAATAAAAAACGATTTAGTAAAATTATTTTTTGAAAAAGAGCGTGTACATCCGTGCTCAGTTCATATGACAAGTGATGTTTTTTCTCATGGCTCTGGATTGGCTGTTTCTTCTTCATATTCTTGTTCTCTTATAAAAGCTATATCACTTTTACGTGAACAAAATATTTCTGATATTGAGTGCGCAGCCAAGGCTCATTTTTTAGAAAAACTTATAAATCCATTATTGGGACAACAAGATATATTTGGTTGTGCTATCGGCGGATTCAAAAAAATAGAATTTACGTCAAGTGGTTTACCAAAGTATACATTTTTACCAACATCATTTTTTGATTATTACACGCCATATTTATTTTTTACTGGTATTACTAGAAATTCTACTTCTGTATTAAAAAGCGTAAGTGTTCCAGAAATAGATACATTCAATCCATTGGTAGACGAATCTGAAGACATGTTATTAAATGGAAAATTTGATAAATTTTTAAAACTTATCAAAGATGGCTGGGAAGAAAAGAAAAGAACATCAAAGAATGTTTTAGAAGATGAAAGCCTAAAAGAAATAGATAACTACCTATCATCTTTAAATGGATGTATTGCGCATAAATTGTGTGGAGCCGGAAATGGTGGTTTTTTCTTATGTTTCTTTGATAAGAATTATTCGGGAATAAATCAAAAATTTGTAAAAGTTAATTTAAGTCATAGAGGAGTAGAACAAGTTTTATGAATAAATTTATATCACAAATCAACAGTGCATTGCAAAATTTAAATACTACTCATTTGGATTATTTAAAAAAGGTTGTGATCGGGAATAGTTCAGAAATTATAATTTTAGGTAATGGTGGAAGCAATGCAATATCTGCTCACATGGCAGAAGATTATACGAAAGCATTAAAGAAAAAATCAATTGCATTTACAGATGGTGCTAGGCTTACCTGTTATGCAAATGACTATGGATACGAGAATGCGTTTTCTCAATATCTTTCAGAATTTTCTACAACAAATAGTTTGGTAATTTTAATCAGTTCATCTGGTAATTCTAAAAATATTTTAAATTGTGCCAAATATTGTTTTGAAAATAATATAGAGTATATTATTCTTACTGGTTTTGATGCAAATAATTCTTTAAGAAATACATATTCTGAACATGCTTTATTAGATTTTTGGGTCGATTCTACTGATTATGGTGTGGTAGAATGTGTTCATGAAATTATTTTACATTCAGTTATATGATAAATAAAAAAATATATTGCTTTGATTTAGATGAAACTCTTTGCACAAAGGCAATTGATGGCAATTATGCCACTGCTAAACCTTTAACGCGTGCAATTAACAAAGTTAATGAATTATATTCTGCCGGAAATAAGATTTTAATTTTTACTGGTAGAGGATCAAGTTCTGGGATAGATTGGACCGAACTTACAAAAAAACAGTTAAAAGAATGGAATTTAAAATATCATGAACTTATCATGAATAAAAAACCAACATACGATATAGTTGTTGATGATAAAGCAATAAATGCTGTAGACTGGAGAAAAAATAATTGTGGAATTTATGGAGTGGTGGCAGGAGCATTTGATTTAATACATCCAGGATATTGTCGTTTGTTTAAGTTTTGCAAAGAGCACTGTGATCATTTAACAGTATTACTGCATGATAATCCATCATCTGAAAGAAATAAAATGAAGCCTATTCACTCTTTACAGGAAAGAATAGAAATTCTTTATTCAATAAAATATATTGATTCTGTTATTTCTTACGAAAGTGAATCAGATCTTGCAGTATTTTTAGAAGTTGGAAATTACGATGTAAGATTTTTGGGAGATGATTATAAAAATAAACATTATACCGCCGATTATCTTCCAATAAAGATTATATATACTGATAGAGATCATGGTTATTCGACCACGGATTTGAAGAAAAAAATTAGTGAATCATATTTGGAGTTTATAAAATGAAAATATTGGTGACAGGTGGGTGTGGATTTATTGGAAGTCATTTAGTAGATGCTTTGGTGAATTTGCAACATGAAGTTATTGTTGTCGATGATTGCTCTGCCAATAATGAAAATTTTTATTACAATGATAAAGCTACTTATCATAAATTTAGCATTTGTGATGGAAAGCTCTTGAAAGAAATATCCCGAGGTTGTAATTTTTGTTTTCACCTTGCAGCAGAATCTCGTCTCCAAAATGCTATAGAAAATCCAACAAGAGCAGTTGACGTAAACGTGGGAGGAACATTAAATGTTCTTGAAGCGTGCAAAGAAAATAAAATTGAAGGTTTAGTTTTTTCTTCTACCTCTTCTATATACGGTCTCACAGAAGAATTG